TGTTTTCCGCGGGCAATTGTCCGTTGGGTTTGTTGATGCGCCAGTACTTTTTGGGACTGGTGCGTTGCATCCAAAAGAACAAGTTCGTTTTTGAGGCAGCCCCCGGCACAAACGCAACCTCACTTGAGTGGTGTCAGTTTTATCACTGGCTCACTAAGTTTGGCAAAAAACGTTTGATTGCTGGAGATTATTCCAAATTTGACAAGAAGATGTCGCCTGCCATGATGTTAGCTGCTTTCAGTGTCCTTGAAAAGATATTGCGCGCAGCTGGATATACGGAGGAGCAGATGCTTACAGTCATGACCATGAAGTGGGACATTGTGTTCGCGCTGACTGACTTTGACGGAGATCTTGTTGAGTTTTGGGGATCAAATCCTTCGGGACACATCCTCACCGTCATTATTAACTGTATTGCTAACAGTTTGTATGTGCGGTATGCGTGGCGGCAAAGTGATCACGAGCTTACTAAGTTTCGTGACTACTGCGCACTCATCACTTATGGTGATGATAATGCCATGGGTGTGAGTCCGTTGGTGGAAAACTTTGATCATGGCGTGATTCAGAGAGAATTAGCCAAGATTGGAGTGGTGTACACCATGCCTGACAAAGAATCAGAAAGCATCCCGTTTGTGGATATCCAGGATATTACGTTTTTGAAACGCGCCTGGGTGTATAATGCCGATGTTGGTTCTTTTGTTGCTCGTTTGGAACATGATTCCATCGAGAAGGGGCTTTTGTACCACCTTCCTTCAGACACCGTGTGCAACGAGAAGTTGGCGGTGGATTCCTTGGATGGTGCTTTGCGAGAGTACTTCTATTACGGCCGTTCGCGTTTTGAGGAACGGAAGGCTGTGTTTGAGAAGGTCATTGAGCAGTGTGAGTTGACACCCTACTTTGGTGGGTTTCAATCATATGATGCTCTAGTACAGCGTTACCTCGAGAGTAGTAAGGACTACAGCGAGGATGGACGTTGCCAGCAGTGCGCAGCTTAGGTGCGCACACCATGGGGCCTAACCTATAAGGTCCCTCCTTTTGGAAAAACCAAAATGTAGGCGTAACGAGATAGTTACCAGCAGTGTGTAATTGACATTTATCATACTGTTAGGGATCTCGGCGAGACTCGCATGGGGCGTTCCCCCGAAGTCTGTATTTACAGATGTGCTGCTAGTCCACAAATGTCAACCCTCAGAATGCGCATTGGGTATACGCGTGTTCATTGAGTTTCAACCTACCTACTAATACACAACAAACAAACATTCGCGAGAATGTGCCTCGGGTGGCTGCCATTGCCCGAGACGCTAGCGAACAAGAATGGCAAAATCTCACAGAATCCCCGGTGGGGGATCAACATGTGAAAGCATGTAAAATGCCACCTCGATGGCGGAAACGAGCTCGTGCTCGACACCGTCGTGAAATGGTCCAGTCTGATGAAGTCATTGATATGACTAGTTCAGATGGAGCCGTTCGAAAGGTGGCTGCAGAGAACCTCGTCTTCCATGATGCCGGCATGTCCGAGCTAGTTGATGATGGTACTCTGGCCCAGGGTAATTACGACCAAGACAGTGATAGCACAGCTTCCTTAGGGAATTTTTTGCAACGTCCTGTCCGAATCGCGACATACTCCTGGGCACAAGGTGGAGGGTTCCTACAAACCTTCAAACCGTGGAATTTATATTTCAACACTCCCCAGATCAAGAACAAGCTTCAGAATTTCGGCAAAATCAAATGTCGATTGCACTTGAAGTTTTTAATCAATGCTTCTCCGTTTCATTACGGGTCGCTTCGAGCTTGTTACTTCCCACTCAACGATGAGCGTAATGCTTATGTTGCGGTGGGAGATCTGATCCCTGCTTCGCAGACCCCCGGGGTCTGGATTGAACCAGCCACAATGGACACAGCGGAGATGGTTTTACCATTTCTCTGGCCCCACAATTGGTTAGAGGTTACAGAACTAGCACAGTTCACGAACATGGGACAGGTCAATCTGTTCGAGTATGCGAATTTGAAATCCGCAAATGGCGCTACATCCGCCGCTACCATCACAGTGTATGCGTGGGCTGAGGATGTGACCGTCATGGGACCAACAACTATCGGTGCTTTGCAATCCGATGAGTATGAGTCGAACTCTGGAACGATTTCCGGTCCGGCCAGTGCGGTGGCTAGTGTAGCTTCCCGCCTGGTGGACGTACCGGTGATCGGGCCCTTCGCTAAGGCGACTGAGATGGGTGCGAGTATGGTCTCAGGAGTTGCCCGCCTTTTTGGGTATTCCAACCCTCCAGTGATAGACGATGTTATGCCGATGCAGAACAAATCGTTTCACGCTTTTGCCAATTCCGAAACTAGGATGCCCATTGATAAACTGTCTTTGGACCCTAAGAATGAGGTTACGGTATCTAGCGCTGTTGCTGGGGTTGAAGAGAAAGATCCCTTGGTTTTTACCGAGTTATTGGGGCGAGAAAGCTTCCTCCTTGGTACAAACTGGGATAATGGTGATGCGGTGGATACACTTCTTTGGAGTGCTGTTGTCAGTCCTCACTATGCTTATCTTTCTGGGGGATACCGAACGATGCCCCCGCTGACATATTTCGCGCAGAACTTCAGGTTTTGGCGTGGATCGATTGTATATAAGTTCAAGTTTATCAAGACCAAATTTCACAGAGGTCGCGTATTGATTTCTTTCGATCCCAATGGAGATATCTCAGCAAATGCAGATACGGAAACAACAACCTTTTCACGTATCGTTGACCTCGAGCACGAGGATGAAGTTGAGTTTGCAGTCCCTTACAAGGCTACTCCTCCTCTTCTTCTGAACCAGGACGTGGGCATTTTTCCCACCACATTCTCTTCGGATGCGGTGCCAATTTACACCTACGATTCTAAGTTCAGCAACGGTACCATCACGATGCGTGTGCAGACGACCTTGACGGGTCCGACGACTACGGCTGATGTCACTGTTTTGACTTATGTCAAAGCGGGAAAAGATTTCCAATTTGCAGGGCCACGCCATATGGGGTACGGATTGACAACCCGTGACCCTCTTGGTGTCATCCAATCTTCGGAAGTCGAGGATATCTCTCAGAGTAACTCAGACTTGGATGTCCATGTAGGCTTGATCACCACAGGAGAGGTGATAGCTTCCATGAGGCCCCTGTGTCATCGGACACATTTCCAAATGTCCCAATTTGCGGGTAACAGACCGGGTCCCGCAGTTGGAATGGTATGGGCTGTCAATCGGTATCATCGGATCCCTCCGGGGCCCGGGCGAGCAGCGGATGCATATCAGAATGGAAATTTAGCAGCCCCA